AATGTTGAAAGTATTGAAATTAATATGCCTAAAATTAATGTTGAAGCAGGTAATTTAATAAATATTCCTGTTAAAGTATTAACTAATGAAAAACAATTAAGTGCACTACAACTATTTTTAAAATATGATACTGATTTATTAGAATTTAAAAAAGTATATAATAGTGAAAAAACAATGCAGTGGATGTCTTTTATTAATCCATCAAATGGGGTTGTTGCTTGGGGTGGATTCGATGTTTCAAATAAAAATTTACTTAATGATGGAGAAGAAGCATTTTATCTCCAATTTATAGCAAAACAACCTCAAGACCAATGGAACACAGCAGTATTATGGACTAGTGACAAATATGTTGGAGATAAAGATGCTAAAGATATGGAAATTACTCCAACTATGGGAATTGTTGAAGTAAGAAAAATGAGTTTTACTCCTGTTCTTGATAAAAATAAAATTAATTTAACTATTGCTCCTAACCCAAGTGATGGAAATTATCAAATTGCTTTTAATATTATTGAAGAAGGTAAAACAGAAGTATTCGTATATGATATTTACGGAAAAAAAGTAGGAACAATTATTAGTGAAATTATGCCTGTTGGGCAATATTTATACTCAGCAAAATTATCATTAGCAAATGGATTTTATTATACCGTTGTTAATAATAACGGGTTTCAAGCAATGTCTAAAACTTTAATTATTAAATAATCATGTCAGAAGAAACAAACAACGACGGTACTTGGTCAGGTCTTAAAAAGACTATTATTGGTACTTTATCAACAGCAGTATTAGCTGGTGGAACTTGGTTTACAACAACTTTATTTGGAGGTCATGAAAAAGACTCTAAAGAAGAAACCAAAACAGAACAATCAACTCCAGCCGCAACAGCAGCTCCAGTAATTGTTAACATTCAACAAAATCAAGAAAATAAACAACAAGTAAAACAAGGTGGTGGTACTATAATTAAAGAAAGAATTATAGAAAAACCAGTTGAAAAGTCATCTCCTACTAAAAAAGAAGAAACAAGTGAAGAAGATCCTTGGTAATTTAACAATTTTATTATTGTTAACCGGTTGTGGTTCAATGAAAACTACAACTGAAGGTGATACTGTTGAAACTAAAAGTATTTCTACAGTATCCGATTATAATGGAATTAAAACTACAGTTCAAGTTGTAAATGTAGATTTAACTAAAGTATTTTCTATGTATCCTGATCTACAGGAAAAAAACGTAGGTTTAGGGTTTGCAGAATCAGTGCTTGATTATTTAGATGAAACAAATCGTTTTGAATTTACAGAAGAAAAATCTGAAATTAAGGAACGAATGGTTACTCAATTTAAAGCATCTAAAAAGGGAATTTTTGAAGAACCAATCGACGGTAAAGGTAAAATTAAAGCTGCTCGTTACTTTGTATATGTAACAATTGCTGATTTTGCTGTTGATGAAGATGAAACTATCGAAAAAGGCAAAGCTAAAGTAGTAGTAACTACATTTATTAGACTACAAGTTAGATTTGTTAATGCTGAAACTGGGCAGATTTATATTGGGTCTGGTGAGGGAGAAGCAATTAAAGTCGGTGAATCATTTTTAAAATCTTTAGACAATATGTCATTTTCTCAAAGCACAGTAGGTAAGGCAACTCGTAAATCGTTAGAAACAGCAACAACTAACGTAATCGAAAAACTTATCAAGAACGGTGTATTTAAAAATTAAACTTTTAATATTATTTTTACTTGGGGGTTTGTCCTTATATGGACAAACCTTTATGTATTCTTATACTGATCCTTGTACTAATGAATTAAAAACTATTGTATATGATATGTCGGCTCCAATAGTAGTATCATATTATGGATCAACTAGAGCCTTTACTTATACAGAAATGCAAAATGGGGCTTTTAATACTTGGGTTAATCAAGTTTATTCTCAATATACAAATCAACCATGTCAAGGAGTTTTAAGTTTATTTACTACTACTTCTACTACAAATTTAACTACTAATATCATTAATACTGTTTTAAATTTAAATACTATTACTTCTAATTTAACAACAGTAGGAAGTATAGGAAATAATGTAGGAAATACAGTAAATGTTGGTACAGGAGTAAAAAATAAAAAAGAAAACAAAAATGGGGAAAACAGTAATAGTAATTCTACTAATACTGGTAGTACATCTAATAATAATGAATCTACCTCTGGTGGGAATAATAATTCCCAAGGAAATAATAATGGGGGAGAACAAACAAATCAACCAACAACAGGAGAAACAGAAACAGATGGAACAAATCCTAATCCTTCAGGAAGCTCTCAAACAACCCAAACAAATACTACCACCCCAGGAAAATCAGGTTCAACTCAATCTAACCAAAATAATTCACAGACACCAGAAGATCCAACGAGCGTAAAAGAAGATAAACAAAAAGATATTTCATTAAATAGTGTAAAAACTACTTCTAGAGCTAAAACTGAAACTCAAAAACCTGCAATCTTATTAACAGGAGATATAGTTGGTTTACAAAAAACTACTGATAGTACTCAAGATGCTAGAGGTACTATTTCTTACACTCGTGTTAAGGGTGATGGAACATCATCATTTAGTTTTTCAGCTGATTATATGGTTAATGCTAAAATTGGGAATATTACAGCAATGCGATCTTGGATTGCAAGTAAACCTAATGGAAATAAACATATAAACCTTATATCAAGCGGTTTTTCTGTGATGCCAGGATCTATATCGAATACATCAATGTTTATTCGTATAAACAGTTTAAAACGACTTACAGCGATTTATGGTGCTGCGGCTTCATATGGTAAATTACATGATGAACAACTTATTACAGGATTAGGTATAGTAGGATTTATGTATAAAGGAAAAATTACTAAAAAAATAGATGCTACTATAATAATGGCTGGGGTTTATTCACCTTATACTAAATACTATACAGAATCTTGGTTTGAGAATAAACCAATTATAGTTCCATTTTTTAATTTTAATTATAAAATGACTAAAACTTTTGGAGTAGGGTTAACAGGAGGAACTACTTATATGGCTGGTCAAAATATTATTAATTATCAAGTATTACTAGGTGCTAAATTAATTTTATGATAAAGTGGTTAATTATATTTTTATTATTTACTAATGATCTATTAGCCCAATTTACCTATTCAGGTTTTATATACAATGCTAATGGAACAGGGGCTGTTAATGTTCCTGTAAAATTATATAGAAGAACTAATTCAACTATTACAGGTTTCACAAATCAACAAAATTATAATGGTCACTCTTATTATAGATCTACTACTAGTGCAACATGGACTGCTGCTAAAACAGCTTGTACTAATATGGGAGGACATCTTGTAACAATTACTTCCGCAGCTGAAAATAATTTTGTTTTTAATACTTGGCCTTCTGGGTGGATTGGTTTTACAGATGAAGTAGTTGAAGGACAATGGAGATGGGTAACAGGAGAATCTGTAACCTATACGAATTGGAATGGAGGAGAACCTAATAATGCTGGAAATGAAGATTATGCTCAATTTGTAAGTGGGGGTAGATGGAATGATTTACCTAATGTGTCATTACCATATGTTCTTGAATTTGATTATATTGTATCAACATCCTCATGGACTTTATATAAAACAATTTATACTAATTCAACAGGTAGATTTAATATTTCAGAAACATTTGATCCTTCTAAAGAGTATTATATTCAAATAGATGCACCACCTTTAATACAATCGTTTACTGTTAATGATGGTTTAAATATATCTAATATTATTTTAGGTTTAACTTCTAAAAATGGATTAACATTCCATAGATTTGATTTAAACAATGATAATAAAATTACTGTAACCGATGAGTATTTATTATTTGCTAGAAAAGCTGGTGTATTTAATAATTGGGTAGTTCCGGATGGAAGATTTTATACTACTTCTCAATATAATTCTATTGTTTCTTCTACAAGTAATGTTAGATCTACATTTCCGGGGGTTACTTCAATTACGACTTCAACATTAACCTCAGGAGGATCTTTAACTTATTATCTTATAGCTCCTGGTTATTCTGGTTCTGTAACTTATTAATATTTATAATCATGTTAAATATTTTATTACCCTTAGTTCTTACATTTACTACTCCTAAAGTAGATACAGTTTATAATACTTCTAAAGTTCAACAGATTGATGGGCGTAATGTTACTTTTGGTGTAAAAGAAACAGTTGAGGAAATCGCTTCTGATAAGAATATAAATGAACATATTGTTGTAGAAATTACAAAAATTGAGTCTCCACAACAAATGCTTAATATTATTGGGATGCAATGGTTAAAGAAAGATTATGAAGTTGAAGTCTTAATAACTATTAATGGAAAGCAATATACTGGAAAAGCAATAAGAAAAACATTTTTATTTGCTGCTTTTTTGAATGTTGAGGGAGGTGAAGTTCCATTAAATCGTAAATCTTTTTCTAAAGCTCTTCAAAAATCATTAGAGAATGCTTTTGATAATCTTTAAATATTTATAATAAAACGTTTTCTATAACTAGTTGTGTTTGTTGCAAAAACTAAAAAAAAACAAACATGAAAAATTTCTTCAAACAATTATTTGATGACAACAACACTATCAATGAAAAGGCAGTTGTTGGATTTATTGCTTTTGTAATGCTGTGCATTTCATTAGCTGTTGACCTCATTACAGGATACTTTGGTAATCCTTTATTAATTAACAAATTTATCTTTGATGGATTTATGGTCCTAGTATTAGGTTCATTTGGTATTGCATCTGTTGATAAATGGATGAACAAAAAAGACAAACACGAAGAAGATAAAGATAAAAACGAAACTGAAGGATAATGAGTTTAAAAAGTTTACAAGAAAGAGCAGGAGTAGCAGCTGATGGTGCTTTTGGTCCTGGTACTATGAAAGCCGGTATGGTAATGTTAAAATTAACTCCTGTTAGAGCAGCACATTTCTTTGCCCAAACATCACATGAAACAGGTGGTTTTAAAGCATTTTCAGAAAATTTAAATTATTCAGCACAAGGTTTACAAGGTATTTTTGGAAAATATTTTCCAGGTACATTAGAAGAATCTTATGCACGTCAACCTGAAAAAATTGCTAATCGTGTTTATGCAGATAGAATGGGTAATGGAAATGAAGCTTCTGGTGATGGTTGGAAATTTAGAGGTAGAGGTGCTCTACAATTAACAGGTAAAGCTAATTACGAAGCATTTGCTAAATATTTAAATACTAACGAAGTAATTGAAAATCCTGATTTAGTTGCTACTAAATATTCTTTTGATTCAGCAATGTTCTTTTTTGAAAAAAATAAACTATGGACAATTTGCGATAAAGGAATTAATGATGCAGCTATTTTAGAACTTACAAAACGCATCAACGGAGGTACTCATGGTTTAGAAGATAGAAAAACTAAAACTTACAAATATTACGAATACGTTAAATAAATAAAATATGAGCTGTTATACAAGAGAACAAATTGAAGCCGCTGTTAAAGCCAAAGGATATGTTTGGTTTGAAGGTGCAAAAGATTTTGATGTAAATATTGTTGGAGTTAGAAACTCATCAACGGGAAACAAAGTAACTAATGTATTTGATGACTGTATTACTGTTTCTTATAAAGAAAATGGTGAATGGAAATCTCATTGTTGGCCTTGCACTACAGATCCAGGAACTAAAGGTGTTAAAGAATATCACAACGCAGCAGGTGTTGCTCGTTTAGTTGAAGGTCAATATAGAGGTTCACATACCCTAGGTCTTCACCAAGGAAAATACGAAGCACTAAAACAACAAAAACCTGTTAAAGTGTATCGTGACGCAAATAAAGATATGACTTATGATGAATCAAAAATTCAAGAAGGTATCTTTGGTATTAACATCCACAAAGCAGGTGCCGATTCTACTTACGTAGAAAACTGGTCTGAAGGATGTCAAGTATTCAAAAAAGCAGCTGATTTTGAATCATTTATGGTTATTGCTCGTAAAGCAGCCGCTATTCATGGCAAGTCATTTACTTATACACTTATCGAATCTAGCGATATAAAGTAACTATATAAACGTATCATATAAAAGGCGCGGGGTATTGTGAATACCTCGCGCTCTGCGTTTATATGCGCTATAAAACTGTTTATGTACATATTTATATGCGTGAATATAAATAAAATATTTAATTTATTTGATGATGAAGAACCTAATTCTTTGCAAGAAAAAGCAGAGATAGTAGATAAATTATTAAATTACAAAGAACATCCTCTGTTCTGGGTTGGAATGTTTAAAAAACTTATTCATAACCATAAATTAATTGATCATAAGATTATTAATTTTTTTTCTGAGATGGAAGAAGAATTAGATCTTTATGATGTTGAACAAGCAGGAGAATTTATTACTTACAATAGAGCTTGGTTTTGGATTTCAAAAATTGATATTCAAGATAGGAAATGTCAAGAAGCTATATTACATTACACCGATGAATTCCTAGAAACTTATTTAAAATTTGCTATTTCATATTTTGAGGAGTTTGAAGAATATGAAAAATGTGCACATTTAAAAAAGATTTTAGATTTAGTAAAACTTCTTTTAAACTAAACTTGGAGATACTATTCCCATAACGTATATTGGAGATACGGGAAAAAAGAAAAAATAAATAATGTTATGAAAAATAGAGAGATTATAATGAGACGGTTGGAGCGAGCCGAAGGGGAAGTAGAAAAACTACATATGTTCCTAAATCGTGGTGGTTCAAGAGAACAAGTAGAAGAAGTACTTATTACTCTTCGCGAAGCAATTGATGATGCTAAATCATTTATTCAACAAGAACCTTTAGGTTCAAACGAAATCAACAAATATTAATTTTATGCAATTAACAGCAGAACAAATCCAACAAAATTGGATAGATTTTATTGGTTTTATTGATGACCATATTTCTGAGCCACGAAAATCAACTCTTAAAGCATTTTACGAAAAATATGAAGATCGTATTATTTTAATGCCTGCGGCTCATAAAAAAGAATATCATAATGCTTTCCCTGGAGGATATATAGAACATGTTAATCGTGTTGTTACTTGTGCTCTACATCTTCACAAATTGTGGGGTGATATGGGAGCTGATTTAACTACCTACACTAAAGAAGAACTTGTATTTTCGGCTTTAAATCATGACCTGGGTAAAATGGGTTCTGAGGAAGAAGAATCTTATGTTCCTCAAACAGATCAATGGCGTAGAGATAAACTTGGTGAAGACTATATGTTTAATAATAAAGTTCCATTTGCATCTGTTCCTGATCGTGGTCTTTATCTACTCCAGGCACATAATATTCAATACACCTTTAATGAGATGGTAGCAATCCAAACTCATGATGGTTTATATGATGAAGGTAATAAGAAATATCTTATGACTTATATGCCAGAACAAAAACCACGTACATCTCTTCCATTTATAGTACATCAGGCCGATTTAATGGCTGCTCGTATTGAATTTGAGAGAGAATGGTTACCTAAGTTTCAAGGTAACGTGGGAGAGAAGAAAAAAGGTTTTACATTGGAATCGAATAAAAAACAACCTTCAAAAGATAATAAACAAACAAAAGCATTGGGTTCATTAAAAAATGAAGGTCTTAAAAATTTATTAGATAATTTATGATACTAACAATTGCAATTCTTTCCATACTGGTCGTGATTCTTGGATTCACGACCTTTAATCTCTTACGTAAAAATGAGAAGCAAGAGGATATTTTAGCAGGTTATATGACCTATTTAAATAAAATTTCTCAAACTATTGAAGCAGCAGATAAAAAAATCCAAGAAATTGATATTAAGGGAAGCTTTAAATCAGATGATGAAGTAGGATTTTTCTTTCAACAAATACAAAGTATTCAAACTATTTTAAACTCCTTCATCATTAAAAATGTTGAAAAATAATGGAGACTATAGTAAAAAAGAAAAAAAAAGGGGTACAATACTTTACCCAAGATACTGAAAATGCTATAGTTTTATATAATAATACTCCTGATTCTGAAGAAAGAAGTAGGATTTATAGAGAAAGAATACATTATGGGTTTTTTAAATTAACCGAAAATATTATTCATACTTTTAAATTTTATTATACAGAAGTTGATAATATTGAGGATTTACAACATGAAGTAATTACATTCCTTCTTTCAAAAATCCATTTATATGACCAAACAAAAGGTGCTAAAGCATATTCTTATTTTGGTACCATTGCTAAACGTTATTTAATCCTTTCAAACCAGAAAAATTATAAAAAACGTGTTGATACTACATCTATTGATATTTTAGAAGAAGATGAAAATCATTCATATCATATTGATAGTGATAATGTTAATGAACGTTTATCTCGTTATATAGATGAGTATACTGAATATTGCACCCAAAATATATTTGAATTGTTTCCAAAAGAATATGACGCTCAAATAGCAGATGCAATATTAGAATTATTTAGAAAAAGAGAACATTTAGATGTTTTTAATAAAAAAGCACTTTACATTTATATCCGTGAACAAGTTGATGTAAAGACTCCTAAAATTACTAAAATAGCAAATCAACTTTACGACATTTTTAAAGAAAATTATGTCTTTTATATAGAACACGGATATACAAATTTCTAGTTTCAATATTTATAGGAAACTAAATGTATATTTATGTCACAATTTGATAATATAGTCTTTAAAAATAAAAAATTTTCCGATATTTTAGAGGAAATTTATAATAACCAACAGAAAAAAGACAAACAAGTTAATGCTTTAATTTCAGAATTAAAACCATTAATTTCTGATATTGGTGATGCTACTTTAGTTGTTCCTTTAATTAAGGAATATATGGAAATTAGTGTTAAAAATGATGATATTTTAATTAAAATGGCAGCGTTAGCTCAACGTGCTATGCAAACTCAAACAGCTGATGGTACTTTAACTATTTCTGAAGAAGAAAAAGAACAATTACTTTCCGCTATGAATGAATTAAAAGGAGAAAAATAATGGCTACAAAATATGGCTTTGCATCAGTTAACCAAAATCTCAATCCAAATTTAAATAATGGATTTGGTGTTCAACAAGCCATTGAACAAGCCGGATTAATTAAAGCTGTTAGGGTTTTAAGTATTATTTTAAATGAAACTCACCCTCGATTTGAGGAATTAGGTGAATGGAATGCTTTAGGAGTTATTGAATATGAAGATGTTATTAATCCTCAACCTTCACCATCACTTCCAGTAGCAAGACCCTTAATGGGGAATTTTAAAAATTTTCCTTTAGTAAATGAAATTGTATATATTATATATTTTCCAAGTACTAATATTGATACTATCTCTTCAAACGGTACAGAATATTATATTGATATAGTTTCATTATGGAATCACCCCCATCATAATGCTTATCCTACTTCTCCTAATACTTTACCTCCAACACAACAAAAAGATTATGTTCAAACAGAAACAGGTAATGTTAGAAGAGTAACAGATCAGTCTACTGAAATATTTTTAGGTAAAACATTTAAAGAGCGTTCAAATATCCACCCTATTTTACCTTTTGAAGGTGATATAATTTATGAAGGAAGATGGGGAAATAGTATTAGAGTAGGTTCAACGGTACCTAACACTATTAATAATTGGTCATCAACAGGTTCTGCTGGTGATCCTATTGTTATTATTAGAAATGGTCAAGGAAGACAAACCGAAGAAGGATGGGTACCTACAGTAGAAGATATTAATAATGATGATTCTTCTATTTATTTTACAAGTACTCAAAAAATACCTTTAAAAGCAACCTCAACTAATTATTTAAGTTATAAAAATAATCCACCTCAAGCACCAGATCAATATGCTGGTAAGCAAATAATCCTTAATTCCGGTCGTTTAGTATTTAATTCAACAATAGATCACATACTATTTAGCTCAGCAAAATCAATAAATTTTAATGCTGTTGAAGGTATTAATATAGATACTCCGACTGTAACTATACAATCAAAAAATGTATATTTAGGTTCTAAAAATGCAACTGAACCTTTATTATTAGGAAATAGAACTATTAATACTCTTAATGATCTTATAGGTAATCTTTCATCTTTTTTACAAGTTTGTTCTACTTTAGTTTCAACACCCCCAGGTGTTCCTTTAGTTCCACTAAACGTAGCAGCAACCCAATTATCTCAACAATTAATAATTCTCCAAGGAAATCTTGAAAAATTAAAATCAACTTCTAATTTTACAATTTAATGGCACTCCCACTACAAACTCCCGAAGAATTAGAACAAGAAAGATTACAACAAGCTTCTGAAGATGAAGCACGTTTAGCTCAAGCAGAAGCAAGTAAAGTAGATGCTGAACAAATTGAAAAATCAACCCCATCAGATTTAAAAGCTATGGGAATTGCTAAATTACCATTACTTTTATTAGTAATAGGTAACCAAGTAAAACAAATTATCAATCCAGCTTTACAAAATCTTATCCAAACTACTTTAAGCAGATTTTTAAATACTGATCTTTGTCCTTCACAAGCAGAGATAGCAAATATAAAAAGACAAAGAGATAATATTGTTAACCAATTAAACAGAATATCAAAAACATTAAATATAATTGCTATAACATTAACTGGAGTTTCTACTTTTTTAAATATACTACAAGTTGCTGTTAGAGCTATAGATTTATCTAAAATAGCAGCTAAAATTGCTGCTGCTGCTTTTCCTCCTTTAGCAGCTACTTTACCTGTTGCTTTAAATACTTTAGATCAAGCAAAAACTAAAATTTTAATAGATGAAAAAGGTAATGCTAGATTAACTAAAATTAGTGCTATTATAGGAGGTGCGGGGTTAGTATCTGCCATTATTGGGGCATATATTTTAACAGCTGTTAATTTATTAAAAGTTATTGATGGTGTTTTAGCAAAATGTGCTCCTAATGACTCACTAATCCCAATTTCAAAAGAAACACAAGATATAGCAAATACTCAATTACAAGCAGAAACAACTCAAAACCTAACAACATATCAAGGTTTTATTATAGAAATAGAAGAAGTTCCTTATACACCAACAGTGGTTCGTAGAAGAGCACTCGGTAAAAATCAATCAGGAATAGTATTAATTCAAACAGAATTATCATTTACTACTGACAACCAAACATTAATCAATGAATTAAAACTTATAATTGACAGAGATAATTTAAAAGCTTATTAATTTCAATATTTATAAACAATGAAAACTACAGAACTTAAAACTTTAATAAAAGAAGCTGTAAAAGAAGCTATTCAAGAGGAATTAAAAGAAATCCTTTTGGAAGCAGTTCGTGCTCCTAAAACAATTGTACAAGAATCTTTAAGAGATACGTATGCTCAACCCCATATTGAATCACCTAAAAAATTAACTGTTGCTGAAAGACAAGCAATGTTTGGTGGTATTTTAGGTGAAATGCAAAATGGTGGAGCAGCAACTTCCCAATATGCAGGAAATTTCCAACCTAAATCAGTAGATACTATTAATGGAGCTTTACCTGAAGGAAATGTTGGTTTAGATCAGATAATGGCTTTAATGAATAAGTAATGGCATTTGGAGCAAAAAGAATATACCCTATAGATACCAAACCAGGAACAGGAGTTGGTGTGGCTATTCCTTTTAATGCTCCTGGTGTATTTAAAACAACATATACTACAAGAGAAGCTACTAAATCTAATTTAATTAATTTCTTTTTAACTAATAAAGGAGAAAGATATTTAAATCCAACATTTGGTGGTGGTTTAAGAGCATTTTTATTCCAACAAATTACAGAAGGAAATACAGAAGATCTTAAACAAGATATTCAACAACAATTAGGTTTATATTTTCCTCAAGTGATAGTAGAATCTTTAAACATAGATTCATATCCTGATATAAATCAAATTAATATTGTATTAAAATATAATATAGCAGATACTGGACTTAACGATACTATAGAAATAGCATTTACATAATGGCAACTAAAAGAAAAAATATTCAATACATTAATAGAGATTTTAGTGAAATAAGAGCAAGTCTTATTGACTATGCTAAAACCTATTTCCCTACAACCTATAATGACTTTACTCCAGCATCACCAGGTATGATGTTTATGGAGATGGCGGCCTATGTGGGTGATGTATTATCTTTTTATCTTGATAATCAAATTCAAGAAACATATTTACAATATGCTCGCCAAACAAATAATTTGTATGAATTAGCTTATATGTTTGGTTATAAACCAAATGTAACTCAAGTTGCTACAACTTATATTGATTTTTATCAACAAGTTCCATCAAAACTTTCAGCATCAACTTATGTTCCTGATTTTGACTATGCATTATCTATTCCTCAAAATGCAAGAATTCAATCTACCCTTAATCCTAATACATCATTTTTAGTAGAAGACCCAGTAGATTTTTCAGTATCAAGTTCAGGTGATCCTACAGAAGTAACAATATTTTCAGTAGCTGGTAGTAACCCACAATATTTCTTATTAAAGAAAACACGCAAAGCAATATCAGCTGATTTAAATACTACTACATTTACTTTCGGTGCACCACAACAATTTTCAACAGTAACTATTAATGATGATAGAATTGTAGGAATTCAAGATATATTTGATTCTGATAGTAATGAATGGTATGAAGTAGGTTATTTGGCTCAAGAATGTATTTATAAATCAATAAAAAATACAAATCCAAATTCACCTAATCTTTCACAATATCAAGGTGATACACCTTATCTTCTACAATTAGAACAAGTTCAAAGAAGATTTATCACTAGATTTATAGATTCAGGATCTTTACAAATACAATTTGGAGCAGGTACAGCAGCTGATACAGACGAAACTATTATTCCTAACCCAGATAACGTAGGTTTAGGTTTACCTTTTGAACAAGCTAAATTAACAACTGCTTTTTCCCCATCTAATTTTATATTTACAAAAACATATGGTATTGCTCCTTCACAAACAACATTAACTGTTAGATATTTAACAGGAGGAGGAGTATCATCTAATGTACCCGCAAATGATTTAACAACATTAGTAGGTACAAATGTACAATTTTTAAATTCAAATCTAAACTCAGTAACTGCTCAAACAGTATTTAACTCATTAGCAATTACTAATCCAGAAGCAGCTGATGGAGGGGGTGATGGAGATACAATCGAAGAAATTAGACAAAATGCTTCTGCAAATTTTGCAACTCAATTACGTAACGTAACACAAGATGATTATTTAGTAAGAGCACTTTCAATGCCTGCTAAATATGGGGTTGTGTCAAAAGCATATATTGAACCAACAAAAGCAGTATCATTATCGGCTGGTCAATCTAATTCCGTATTAGACTTGTATATATTGTCTTATAACGTGAATAATCAATTAACCATAGCATCCACCGCTTTAAAACAAAATTTAACTACATACTTATCTCAATATAGAATGGTTAATGATGCGGTTGCTATTAAGGATGCCTTTATTATTAATATTGGAGTAAATTTTGATATTATTGTACTCCCAGAATTTAATAGTAATCAAGTATTATTTGATTGTATAACAGCTTTAAAAGATTATTTTGCTATTGATAAATGGCAAATTAATCAACCAATTATATTAAGAGATATTTATATTCTTTTAGATAGAATAACTGGGGTTCAAACAGTAAAAAATATATCTATTTCAAATTTAACAGGAGTTAATTTAGGATATTCTGTTTATTCATATGATATAAACGCAGCAACAGTTTCTAATGTAATTTATCCTTCACTTGATCCTTCAATATTTGAAGTCAAATTTCCAAATACAGATATTCAAGGTAGAGTAGTAAACTTATAATAAAATGGCAGTATATAAATTATTTCCTACAAAAGACGCTACATTATACTCTCTATTCCCTAATATGAATACAGGGTTAGATGAAATAGTAGAAGCAACAGAAACATCTTTTGCATATTCAGATCCAAATCCACAAACAAGTCGTTTTGTAATTAATTTTTCTGAAAATGAAATAGATGATGTTTTAGAAAATAAAATTGGCATAAGTAGCTCAGCTCAATTATTAAATAATAATTTGTGGGAAGCTAATCTCCAATGTTTTATTGCTACTTCTACAGGTTTACAATCAAATACTACAGTCGAATGTTTCCCCGTTTATGGAGATTGGGATATGGGTACTGGTAGATATTTAGATGATCCTATTGCTACAAATGGCACAAGTTGGATATGGAGAACATATTCAGGTTCAGGAGGAGCTCAGTGGATAACTTCAAGTTATCCTTCTAATGTAACAGCATCATTTAATACAACATATGCTGCAGCTGGGGGTGGTAACTGGTTTACAGGTTCACCTTACCCTTGGTTTAATTCAAACACATATCCTATTACTGCATCTGTAACATTTGGTTTTTTTGATTCAAAAGACTTAAATTTAAATGTAACAAATATTGTTAGAGCTAGATATACAGGTTCTATTACAGGAGACGGATTTATTTTAAAACAAGCTGTTGAATTTATTAATAATAAAGATGTTCAACCTGAATTAAAATATTTTTCAAGAGATACTCATACTATTTACCCTCCTGCTTTACAATTTAGTTGGAGAGATTATGTATTTAATACTGGTTCTTCTACTCAAACAATCCAAAATGCATTACCAGTAACTGTTACTTTAGCTCAAAACCCAGGAACTTTTTATCCACAAAGCTATAACAGATTTAGAATTAATATTCGTCCTGAATATCCTATACAATTATGGACTACAGGTTCGGTATATACAAATAATTACTATTTACCAACAGCATCATATTGGGCTATTAAAGATTTAGATACTAATGAAGTAGTAATAGATTTTGATACTCAATTTACTCAAATTAGTGCTGATGCAACTTCAAGTTATTTTGATGTTTGGATGAATGGTTTAGAACCTGAAAGATATTATGCTATTTTGATTAAATCAGAAATAGCAGGTACAACACAAGTATTTGATGATCAGTATTATTTTAAAGTAATTAATACATAATGGCTGAACAAATAAATTTAAATAAAACAGTATATAGTAAAACCCAATATGAAAGGGTTATTGATACTACTTTTACTCAATTAGTCCAACCAGAAGCAACCCCAGTGATTGTTGCCCCAACAATTTCAATTTCAGAATTTTTTTCAAATTATCAATCTTTATTTTTTGAAATACCTAAATTTGGTTCTATAAACTCTCATGAGTATCTTATTAAAACTAGTCAAGAATATGCTGGAGATTTTAACAATGATGATACAATCCAAGCATTAATTGAAGAAGTTACTCAATTAAGACAAGAAAATTTAGATTTACAACAACAACTTTTAAATAGTCAATTAACAGGAAGCATCAATGTCTGATATAGTTAATATAAATTTAATCAATCCCAATACTTTTGAACTACAAGATTATTCTGTGGATGACACTTCTCTTATTACAAATTTTGAAGTTCAAACATCTTTTAATCCTAAAAGTGACAAAATAGAATATTTTATTTATGATTTAAATAGAAATATTTTATATAGTAATGTAAATGGTTACGGAGGTTATCAATTAATTGATAATAATTTAGTATTAGATCCTGAAAATGATTTACGAAATCAAGGATTTGAAGAAGGAAATTATAATACATTATATAATTTCGTTAGTCCAAAACTAGCTTCAAGTCCTAATTTTCCGTATTTTATATCTCAAATCAGTACAGATAGAACAGAAATAAGATTAGATACAACTTCTATTCCTAATGATTTAGTTATTTCTTCTTCTTTAGAATTAACAGCAGATATTCAAAATTCAACAGGAAGTTATTATGATTTTTATTTAGATTTTGGTAATAATGAACTTATTATTGCTAATAATGCTTTATTAGATACTTCAAGTATTAATAATCCTACTGTATTAATTAAATTATACGAACCTCTTCCAGAACAATTTGTATTAAATACTCAAACATGGGTTGTAACACAAGTTGCTAATTCTGTTGCGTACAACATTGATATTACTCGAGTATTTAATTTAGTTGATGAAACTATACAATTAAAAGGACCTAATTTAAACCTTAGTATTAAGGATCAAATTAATAATTCAACAGATTATAGTAACCTATCTCAACTTGATTCAACAAATCAATCTCAAGGTTCTGGAAGTTTACAATACCAGTTAAACAGCATGTTAGCTCAAACTGGTATTGAAATTAATGTTGATTATTCAAATTATGCTAATTTTGTTCATTTTTCTTCAGCACAAACAAGATTAGAAAATTTTTATTATAAATTATCTTTAATACAAACATATCAAGCTAGTTCAAGTATTGCTACAGCAGCACCGACAAACTATTATGTTTCTTCAAGTAATATAATATGGCAATCTAAAATTAATGAAATTATTACTGGATTTGATGATTATGAATATTATTTATATTACTCATCAGGTTCAACAGCTTGGCCTAAATCAAATACAACTCCCCCATATACAAATTATTTAACCACATCAAACTCAGGTTCAAATTGGTTTGTATCTCAGTCAATTGTAGCTGAAGAATATGATATAGAAAATAATAATGCTCTTATAAATGCTATTCCTGGTTATCTTTTAGATGATCCTGAAAATGCACAATATGAGATTTTTGTTGAAATGGTTGGTCAATATTTTGATACTATATTTTTATATACTCAAGATATTACTAATAAATACAATGCTGATAACCGTATAAATTACGGAGTATCAAAAGATTTAGTAGCCGATATCTTAAGAGATATGGGTATTAAAATTTATCAAAATAACTTTTCAACAAACGATTTATACTCAGCTCTTTTAGGTTTTACACCTTCAGGAAGTTTATATAATTTACCTTATACGACGGGTTCATTGCCAACTCCTACGGGATATGAATATATAAACACGTATGTAACGGCATCAGCTACGGGTTCATTAATACCGACCGAAGATATAAACGCTGAAATATATAAACGCATATATGCTAACTTACCATATCTTTTAAAGAAAAAAGGAACAACAGAAGGACTAAAAGCATTAGTAACTCTTTATGGTATTCCTGATACTATTTTACAAGTAAATGAATTTGGCGGACAAAATAAAATTATAGAAGATGATTATGACCTTTGGTTTGATCAATACAATTATGCTTTTGATACTCAAGGAACAAATTATGTAACATCTTCATTTGAACTAGACCCAACATGGAATGCTCCAGGTAATGTACCATCTGCTGTTGAATTTAGATTTAAAACAAATGGATTACCAACAAATACTGGATATTATTCCCAAAGTTTATGGTCAAATAATTTAGGAACTGAATTAAGATTAAGATATACAGGTTCAGGATACACAAGTGGATCATATTCAGGTTCAATACCAAATCCATATAATGAATTTGCATTATTAGAATTTATTCCTGATTTCTCTAGTGACCCAACAACATCAGCAAGTGTTTATTTACCTTTCTTTGATGGAGGGTGGTGGTCTGTTTTAATTAATAAAAGTGGTGATCAATTTACACTGTGTGCCGGTAATAAAAATTATTTAGGAAATGATTCTAATTACGTAAATTATTTTTCATCCTCAGTTGTTACAGGAATTGAGTTTGCTTGGGGTAATAGTACAGCAATTTATTTAGGATCTGGCTCATCAGGAAAAATATTTTCTGGTTCTTTACAAGAATATAGATTTTATACAGAAACTTTAAATACATCTTCATTTGAAGATTACATAATGTATCCTTATTCTATTGATGCAAATGGTATTAATACAGCCCCTGATACATTAGCATTTAGAGCAACTTTAGGTGGAGAATTGTATACTGCTTCAGTTTCAATACATCCAAAAATAACTGGTTCTTGGATTACTACTCAATCATTTAGTGATGATACAAGTACTTTTGTTTTTACTCAAGATTTTACATCTTTTGTAGATAATGTAGAAACTGTTTATCCAAACCAATTCCCATCAGGCATTAAAAATAGAGTGTCTAATAAAATTAGACAACAAAATGAGGTTTTACCTTATAGTGGAAGTGAAGAAACTAATTTACCACAAAATACAGCTTTATCACCATTTATTTCAGTACAACAAGATGTACCCGCAAGTGGATCTTATACACCAAATATTGATTATGTTGAGGTAGCATTCTCACCCCAAAATGAAATTAATAATGATATTGCTGGACAATTAGGTTACTTTAATATTGGTGAATATATTGGTGATCCTCGTTTAGTATCTTCCTCAGCAGAAACATATCCTGCTTTAGATGCTTTAAGAGATTACTATTTTGAAAAATATACAGGAAATTATAATATTTGGGATTATATAAGACTTATCAAATATTTTGATAACTCTTTATTCAAAATGATTCAAGATTTTATTCCTGCTAGAACAAACCTTGCTTCTGGATTAGTAATTAAACAAACTACTTTAGAAAGAAATAAATATCCTGTTCCACAAGTATCTCCATCTTCATCTATTGCTTGGATAGGAAGTGGTTCATTTTCTATTAATAATTTATTATCTACATCAAGTTATGATATGGAAGGATCATCTTTATTTTTAAATATAAGTGAAGATGCTATAGTTAATATTAATGGATTTTTTGACAATACAAGCCCTACAGAAAATGGAGGTAATAGTCAAATTTTATATTATCCTCCATCTGGTCCACCTGTTACAATTTATGAAGGTCTTGGTTTACCAACAAATTCAACAAACTCTTTTGATCTTTCTGGTTTTAGTGTATCAGCTGGTTCACAATTAAGTTGGTTATATACTAATACCTCTAATCTTGATGTTTTATTAACAGCTAATGTAGCAAGTATTATTTTCACACCTACAAATATTCCTTATCAAACTGAAAATATACTAATTACGGGTTCTCCAATTCAAATGTATACTGTAACAGGTTCTACAGGAGGTACAACTCCTGATTTAATTCCTGATTATACTTTTAGAGCAGTAACGGCAAGTAATGGTCAAACATATTTTACTGAATATGGTACTCCTGTAAATCCAATGTTAAATTTAACCCAAAGTTGGTTAGGTATTACACCTTCTATAAGTGGTTCAGTACCATTTACTCAAAGTACAGCTGTTGAATTTTTTAATGGTGAATTTAGTGGTTCAAACTTAATAGTTGAAGATGGAGAATTAAATCCATTAAACCCTGTAAAATACCCCTCAACTCAAATCCTAACATATTAGATTTCAGGTTCAAACGATGTTATAAATGGAGTTGGATCTCCATCATCTGGAGAAATATATTGGATAGCTGATGATG